CATGAGTTTACTATCTTCAATACATAATGCATTAAGAATAGCAGTAACTGCAGCACGTACTAGACCAAATTGAACAAAAGGTATACCAGTAGATCCTGCCACAATAGTAGCAATATTCAATTTTTCCATTAGGTCAGTCATTTGCTGACGAATAGCACTAATAACCTGAGTAAATATTGCTGATAGAAAATCTTGTACCTTAGCAAGAAGTTTTTCTGTTGTCTCAATCTTACCAGTAACTATATTAAGGAAATTACCTTCTTCTGTTTTAATCAACAAACCAGCAGTATCAGCAAGATCTTCTAAAAGATAACTGAGTTTATGTTCTAGAGTTCCCCAAGGACCAGAAGAACCTCTAGCTACAGGTATTCCATTATTAGCACCTCTTGGTTTTTTAGGATTACCCTTACTACCATTAATACCTGATCTACTACCAATATTATTAGGTGATCCACTACCAGCTGTGTCTAAAGTTTTTTGCGTTTCAACAGTTGATACACTATTATTTTTGTCTCCAGGTCTACAGAAATCACCTTTTGAAATACTATCAATTTTTCCTATTTCTTCTGATGCAGGATTAACAACACCTGGACTATGTTCTGGTATCTCTTCGCCTGTAAAGGCAAATACTCTCTCTTTCTTTGTTGATGGATCTTTCTTAACTCTCATTACACCTATAACTATAGGCATTTGGGCATGCTCTCCATCCATGAAGAAACCCATAACAATAGCACCAGGTTGCAATTGACCAGAACTTTCACCCTGACCATCATTTCCTGGTTGACATGTGTGTTGTAATACTGTTGCCCAAGGGAGATGATCTGTTTTTAAATCTGCTACAGTTCCTCCTCTAACATTGGTATAATAACCAAGAACACGTACCTTTACTCTACCTATCTCTTCAGGATCTCTATTATCTTCAACTTCGCCTACCCACCAGAAGAAACCGTCTTTACCTACAAAATTAATGGTAGGTTCATCGACAATTCCATCTATACTACTAAGTTCCCTGATCGCCATTTTAACTAAAGGTTTTTCTGCTGTTTATATTTATCGGTAAAGAAGAAGACCTGATTACACCGATATTCATAATCAAAGTATCTATCATTGCAAACATTAGCACCATGAACAAATTTATTACCATCAAAAAGAACCATTCTATTGTATTTTGGTACTAAATGGTCTATGAATTTATATTTTGATTTAGGTCTCCAAGGTTGATGATGCTCTGGAACTGGTGGAATATCTCCACAATTTTCATATAAATTAGTCCCACACTCACAATCTTTATTGAAATATACTATTGCATTATATCCCTCATCTCTATGTGGCCACCAGACATTATCGGTATAGTTATTGAAATCATCCTTAACAAACCTAGTCATATTAGTAAGCACATCATTTACTAAAGGTTCTTGCTTACATAATTGACTTAGAAATTTAATGACATTAAAAATTCTAGCATTTCTCTTACATAACCTCCTATCCTCAAACATCACACCATTGTTAGATGGTTTTTGTTCTATCTTCCATAGTGGGGGTTCCTCACTAAACAAATACTCCTCAACCTCTTTAGGTTTTAAATAAAAATTATCTACACAAAAAATAGGAGAACCATCAAGGTTCTCCTCCAATATTTCTAAATTTGGATTTAATTCAAACTCTGACATACTTATAGATCTCATCAGCACCCCAAATAATTCTGCCCTCAGAATCTAAAAATCTATCTCTCATAAAAAGTTTATGACCATATAGACCAAGTTCTGCATGACCTGATATTACTTGTCCATTGTCTTTCATAGTTGTGTCAAATTGACCCATCCATGCAGTTCCATCATATTTCATAATCATATCACAATCTTCATTGCGTGTCAAACCACTATAAGTACCACCCCAATGCTCAAGTATAACTTCAGTATCGGATAGTACTTTTAATTTTTTGTTAGTTGTTAAATATGGACTGTGTTCCTGCTTTCTTCCCCAATGAACAGAGTGTAAATATTCTCCGTCATCTTCCCACCTTACAAATACTTGCTTGTATAAAGTAGGTGCTGATTGTGCTTGTGTCTTATTAGACCAAGTTCCAAGTAACCATAATAAAAAATTGTTCATTAATCGTCATAAACTAGGCACTCTGGCTCATCAGGATGCATTTCACAGAATAGTTCAATGGTATTAGGATCGTGATGATCTCCATTATTGATATCTTCAATATGGTGCTCACGATAAACTTCTAAGTCATGTAACTCCTCTGCAACATGCCTACGAGCTGCAGGACTAATTGTTGGGTTGTCAAGGATGTCTCTATCTTTTTGAATGTGTTGTTCGATAGTTGTCATAATTTTTTGTCTCCGTTACTAATAGGTAACAATACTATTTAGCTAGAAATCGTGTCCTTCATTAGCATTAACTCTGTTTTGTAACTTGAACCATCACCGCCAGAAGTATGTGCTACTCCCCCAATTAGATACCTTCCACTATATTTTTTATCTAATACTGGTGCTGATCCTACTTTTTCAGTAGATGGTATTTTAATACTAACACCTTTACCAGCAAAAAGATCTAAATTTCCTGGAATGGTAATAGATAATTTAATATTTCTAATAGTTTCCAACCTTAACCATTGATATGCTTGCAGTTCAACCAACTCAGAATAGTTTGCTTGAGGATTTTGTTGATACTTTGGATCAAATATTTGATTAGGCATCATAGTATAACGAACCCTTTTAGGAAAGTTTACAATATTTTTTATAGAACCATCCATAGCAGTAATTGGATTTACATTCTTAGTTCCTCCTATATGAGACATCTTCTTCCACAAGGGAGTAACACCATATTGATGTGCTGACTGTGAAAAATCTTTACTACCACCAACTTTAGATTTTGCTATGTTAACAGGATCAAAACCAATACTATATCCAGCCCAAGTACCATGTCTCAACCCCATTAGATAACTTTTCTCATCAGGAAATACTACGGTATCAATTGAATATGGATCGCTTGCACCTTCATCTGCAGTTGATTTTGGAGTATAAACATACTCATAAAGTCTTGCACTTCCTTTTGACCTATCAGTCTTACCTGTTTTTTGTGCATTAACATCTTCAACCATCTTATCAACTGATTGAAAATTAAATCCTAAAGAACTTTCCCAAAAAAGAAATCCATTTTGTAATGATCCACCTTTCTGTGATTTACGAATACTACGACCACACATCCAGTAAATGAAATCTATTGGTCTCCAATTAGGAACAATCATAGTTTGTTTGTTCATCGTCTCTTCTAAAAAGACTTTTTTAGTCGTACCAATATACTTTTTACCTTTCAATAATGTTTTAATAATCTTAGATGCTTCAACTGCACCCTTAAATATTTTCTCAGTATGACCAAAAACATTCAACACTTCATTTTTTATAAACTCATTAGAAGTAGCATTTATACGATACATCTCACCAGTTTGAGTTCCTCTAACTCTATTCACAATTTCATAAGATCTAAAAATGTATTTGCGGTTTTCTTCAGGAGTTTTTAACTCTATCTGAAATTCCTCAGATCCAGTCAATCGATTGATCAATCCACCAGAATCATTAATAATAAAACTTGCTTCTATAGTTGCTGACTGTATAGATTCAAATATCTCCCATGCTTGAAGATATTCAATTAATTCATACTTTCCTTTAGCATTAGTAACTTTCGCACCATCTCTTATAATAGCAAAAGAAACATCAACTTCGGCTGCTTTTGATTTAATTGCCATTATATTAACGCCTCAAAGGATTGTTAAATGAATTCATTAACGAAACAGCAGTTTTAAATATATTTCCAGTAGTTCTAATACTTGCTGTACCACCTTGTTGTGTACCTCTATAAACATCATTTGTTGCTTTCATTGTACCTTGAATGAATGCTCTATTTTTTGCATTGGATTCTTCTACTGCTATCACTGCTTTTTGCATAATTTCAACACCTTTGCTATTTAACATTTCTCTTGCTTCGGTACGTTCACGCATCACCTTTTGCAAACTACGTTCCTTTTCTTTTTGTTGAGCATTCATCTTCTTTTTCTTACTCTTCTCATTATCTCCTTTCATTCTACCACCAAATCCCTTTCCACCACCAAGAGCACCAAATATACTACCCATTCCAGCTAAACCAGGTTTCTTTAAACCTTTATTCTTTCCACCAAACATACTTGATACTTTTTCTAACATACCTTCTTTCATTATAGATCCTTTCTGATCTCCAAATATAGAACCTATTCCACCACCTTTACCAAATTTCATAGCATCTAACACTACTCCTCCCTTAGCACCAGTAACCTTACCTGTTTTATATTGTTGCATCAATTGCATAAGTGAAGCAGCATATGCTGGATCAGTAGCATATCCTTCACTCATAAGCATTTTCGCTGCTTCACCTGAACTACGAGCATTATTAATACCTTTAAATCCTTTATAATCCTTATACCATAAAGTTACAAGATCTTCAACAGCTTCTTTAGGACTACCAAAATTCCTAAACTTAGCAGATCCTTTTACAGGTTGACCATCAAAGAACTCAGTTGTTGGTGTTACTACACCATCTTGATTAGCAGTTGCCTTCATACCAAAATAATTATTCTTAGCAGTTAATGCAGTTCCCCAAGCAGATTCTAAAGCAAACTGTGCTGCTACTAACTCTGGATACTTAGCACCTGCACCTTTTGCTAACTTTAATACCTTCGACCACTTTTCTTCTTTAGTTCCTGTAATACCACCAGGAGTTTTACCACCTAATATGCCATCTTTAGCTCTTCTAGATGGAGTAAACAATCCACCAGTATCAAATCCTGGAAGAGCAAATCCTTTTGATCTGGCATCCTTCATCTTCCTAGATGTAAGACTACCATCTTTATTTGTTGCATTATTAGAAAGAGGTATTACATACCCATCATTTGATCCAGGTTTTCTAGCAATATACTCTGTACCATGTCCAATAAAGGAAGTAGGTCCACCTTTTGACATCGCAACAGGATATCCAGAATTCGGACCTTGAATTAAACCACCGCTTTCTCTTTCCTTAAGTTTAAATAAATTGCTAAACCAATTACCACCATCCTTTTTATTATCTTTAATTTGATTAACCGTATTTGTTGTCTTATCAATTACTTGTAAAGCATCATTGAAACTAGATGATGCCTTAGATAATTTTCCACCAAAAAGATCATCAAATCCTGAAAATAATGATTGCTTAGCTTCTTCTTTAGTCTGTTTGAAACCTTCTCTCGTCTTATCAGCAATATCCTTCGCAGCAGTTATACCAGTAATTTGTCCAACAATATCTACATCATCCTTTTTCTTATCTCTCTGGAATAATTTCTTCCACCAAGATACAGCTTCTCCTTTATCTGTATTGTTACTTGTATCTTTCTCTTTATCAGTATTTTTATTTGATCCTGCAGTACTTTCATCATATCCCTTATCACCAGGCAACTTACCACTCTCATCCATTTGAGCATCTAATGTTCCATCTGCTGTAGATTGTGGGAATAACCCCTCCATTATACCCCAGAGTACAGTAGCACTTAATGTAACACCACCAAGTTTTCTACCAAATCCAGCTAATCTACCTTTTCGTTTTAATAGCATCTTATGACTTCTTTTAAGATTACTATTAAACATTTTCAGAACACCACTGAATGCTCTGATTGTTTTAACAGGATTTAAGAGGAACCCAATTCCAGTCATGGCTCCCCATACGGCTGCAAACCGTATCATGACTTGAGCAAATCCCTTTAATCGTTCCCACCAAGTTGCATCATCCTTAAGCATGTCATAGAGACCGTCAAGAACTCCACCGACAGTCCATTTAGCAAATTTAGTTAATACTTTAAATACTTTATGCAAGACTTCAATAGTCTTCTGAATTGCTTTTTGATTTTTCTTATCTGCCAACCATTTCAACGCAGGTCTTATAACAAACCATTTAAATAAACCACCAAGAAGACCAAGTAAACTTTCTAAGAAACCTTTAACTTTAAACTGTTTAACCGCTAAAAGCATTTTCTTAAACGGTCTTACCTTTGGATCTCCGTAAGAAGGTTTAAATGCCTTTAATCTTTTCTTCTGTTCATCATTTAACTTCTGATATTGGATTTTCTTCAGGTCTATTACAACCTTAGCAATACCATTAACAACTAATCCAAGTCCATTCATTGCAGAAGTGGTCTGACTCATACCTTCTGCTATTTTTTGCACCTCTGGACTATCTGTTGATGAAGTCGTAGGCTTCGCATTAACAAACTTATAGAAATTAATTTTAGAATTCTTTTTAATTGCCATCTTATAAATTCATCCTCGTTGCCAAGCTTGTCCAAGCACCAGCAGTATCTATCTGCTTTCCACTATTTATTGCCTTGGGATCAGGAATAGGTGCTACTAATATCTTTTCAATAATTACTGGAACACCTTGAATATCAAAATCTCCAATCTGCAACATAGCTTGTTTCTCTGAACTTCCTCCTGCTCCAAATATATCAGCATAACTATCATAAACTCCAAAGATTTGAGGATCAACTCCTGCTTGAGCAGCAAATGATTCAAGACCAGTTCTTATATCACCACCTGCCAATCCCATAAAACCTTGATATAATTCACCCAATCCAGCAGTATCTGCAATACCACCTATAAATGCTGCTGGACTGAAGTTTCCATTGACTAAGGATCCAACACCAGGCAAATCTGATAATCCAGGAATATTTGCAAGAGCAGATCCAACACCAGGAATTGATCCTAGTATTCCAGATAATCCCATTGCTTCTATTTGTTGTCCAAATCCTTTAAGAGCACCTTCTATCGCAGTACCTTCTAATGCAACTCCCATAGCACCAGTTATATTTCCAGATATCAATTCCTTCCCGATCTGTCCAATCTTACTATCCATAATATTATTCCAAGCGTTATTGATAGGACCAAAGAAATCACCAATTTGTTTATTAATACCAGCAAATGTTTCTGTCCATATATCACCAGCAGCACCCCAAAGACTCATAAGAGCACCTAAAGGATTACCATTTGATAATGCTGCAAAACCTTTTATACCATTCATTAATGGTGCTAACCATTGAGCACCAGGGAACATATATGGTAATGCGGTCATCAATATTTGACCAAGAGGAGAATTTACCACATCTGTAACTATATTTCCAACACTCTCAATAACACCAGTTACACCATTCCATATACCCTTACCAACATTTTTAACACCCTTCCATATACCACCAAAAAACCTACCTAGTCCTGCTTCTTCTACACCATCTTGCGGTCTTGCATCACCATCTTTACCAGATCCTGTAACTTGGTTCATTATTTTTTGAATTATCCCACCAGGATCACCAACCTTAGCACTCACATCTTTAGCTAAAGATTTTATACTATCCAATGAATTACCAATCGATGATAACCCCTTTTCTTCCCATCCAAGTATTTTATCACCAACTTTAGGTAAAATACGAGCAAGTAAATACGCATCAATTGCTGTTCCAGCTATGATTAATGGTATACCAACACCACCAGCACCAGATGTGGCATAACCAACAAGTTCTAAAACACCTGCAATTGTTTCTAAAACACCTCCAACATTATCTCCTGCTGAAAATGACATAGCAGCAAAACCTAAGTTTGCCAATCCACCAACTAAAGGAAGAACAGATGCAGCACGTTTACCCCATGCCTTACCTGATGTGGCAATGGATTTCATATTTATTCCCCTCTTACCCAAAGCCTCCATCACATCCTTAATGACAGGCATCTTTTTAAAGAGAGTCATGAAACTATCACCAAAATTTCGCATCTTAGATACGAAAGGTTGGAGTTTCTCTGCTATAGGTCCAAGAATTTTTGCTTGTATTCCTTCTTTTGCTTTACCTGGTAAAGCTTTTAACTTATTAACACCATCACCTAACCATTCTTGACCTGCTTTAAACTTTGCACTTGCACCTTCCTTCATCCATTTACCGAACTCCAATAATTTCTTTCCAGCCTTACCACCATATTTCATAGTGTTGGATTTTATTATATCTTTCCAACTACCAAGTGTTTTACCAAGACCTTTAAAAATATTATCACCTTGTCCAGCTAACTTCCCATTTTTAATTCCTTGTTCAGTTAAACCTTCTAATCCTGCACCACCTCTTCTTATTACTCTTACTTTATCGCCAAAGTCAGCAGTTCCTTCAATAAACTTAGAATATGAATTATTAAAACGAGAAATACTTGCAGGTGTTTTAGCTTTCTTTTGCCAAAACTTCCACCATTGCTTACCTTTTACTTTCGGTGTTTTAGGTTTTTTAACTTTACCTTTGGGTTTTTTACCATCTATATCAGGTGGACCCCAATTAAATATCCAATCTAATACACCTAAAATATCAGTTATTAAAGAAAACGGGTTCATTAAGTACTTTAAACCCGTGATCCCGATTAGTATTTTTCCTAATCCCTGTATCCTCTGGAAAAAATCCGATTGTGTACCATCTGGATTTTCACCAAAGAATGCTTGCTTCATCCCATCAGCAAGATTATCTTTGATTAGAAATTTACCAAAACCATAGAGTTTAGTAACAACTACATCAAGCTTATGGAGAAAAGTTTCTATCTTTGTAAAATTACTCTTATCAGATGCCCACTTTAATAACTCTCGCATAGCAAGAGTAGCACCTAATTCGACTAAAAACTTTCCTATAGGACCGAGAAAATTATCTAACCAAGCAAATGATTTAGCAAAGTCCTTTTTCTCTTTAGTAGTACCTTTACGTGGTTTTGTTTTCTTTTTACCAGCAATCTTTTCTAATTCTGTTAACTCTTCAGCCTGTTGATCTGCATCCCTTCTCTTTTGCCTTCTTTCATGCTGTGCTCTTAACTTATCATGCTTAATACTAACAATAGCAATAGATTCTATATCTCTAACAATACGTCCAAGACCCTGTACAGTTTTTGTTAGACCAGTTATTGAGGCAAATTGTGTGTTTGCAGCAGCTACTATAGATGACGAACTATCGCCACCTCCTCCTAGAAATTTTTTAGTAAATGCTGGTGCCACTACTTAACCTTTTGCTGCTTGTTGCTCTTTTGCTCTTCTTTCTTCTTCCTTCAAGAAGTTGATTAAGAGATTCATATAAATCTCCTTTTCCCAAGGCATCAATTCTTCAATATATCTGATATCCCATTTATGGTGGTGTATCAATGCAAAATTAGTTTCATAGTAAGACTGAAGGTTTTGATGGAGAAGAGCTATGCGAAAAAACTTGCTAGACCCTCAAGAGTTACATCACTTTCAACTTTAGTATTAGGATTGTTTACCTTAACAGTATGTGAAAGTTTTGGCATAGTTTCAAAGAAATCCTGAACCTTCTTAAATTGTTCAGAAGTTAATTGATCCAAAAACTCTAGCATTTCTTCTCTTGGTGTATCTAAAGCATCATATACTTCTTCCTCATCAGCAATTGATTTTATACAACTTGCTGCCATATCAAAAATCTGATCAACACCTGGTTCATCACCTTGGAAATTCATCTTAACGAAAGAATCCAAACTTGGATAATCCATTGTTATGATGATCTTATCATCTAATTTAATTTCCTTTTTATGACCTTTGGTTTTAACAACCTTAATATCAGATAAAGGAATATTTACTGAAACCTGGGTTTCGTTGTCATCTGGACAAGTAACACTTACCTCAACACTTTCACCAACTGATTTTGTACGAATCTGTAAAAACAAAAATTCGATATCGAAAGTAGGCAATTCATCAACGTCATGTACATCACTACATGCAACAATAATCTCTTTAATCGCTCTAACGATATCTTCCTGTTGTCCAGTCTCAGTTGCTAAGAGAAGCAATTTTTCTTCTTTAACGAGGAATGGTCTGTAATTCACGGTTCTGCCATCAGAAGGCAGTTTCAATTTGTACTTAGGTACGTTTAATTTAGGTAATGCCATAAATTTTCAATTCAGTGTAATTATTTAGGTAGTATTTAGAAAACGTTTAATAGGGATGCAATAGTTCCTGTAATACCTTGCCAAACTCCAAGAGCATCACTAGCTGGATCAATACTACCATCTCCAGGTATTGATATAGCACTTCTAACACCTGGATCATCAAACTCATCTTCAACCCAAAATCTATACCTTTCATAGAAGAACCCAACAGTCATAGACATAGTTCTTGCTTTCTCATTATTTAATTGAATAGATCCGATATTATATGGGAATGCCTTTCTCAATTCCCATACTGCAGTACATTTATATTGTTTTGGCCAGATATAAGTTGATTCATCATACTCTGTACCATATAATTGTCTCATTGCCTGTTTGATTTCATCAATATTAGATACGTCTCCTCCCCCACCTCTTTCCCACTTATATATTAAAATTCTAGGAGAAACATAGTGGTCATAAAACTCAGTATACTGATTAGAATCTGGTGAAGTTAATGATATCCACCTTTCAAAGTAATTTCTTGTATGTTGAGATCTTGGCATGATAAACGTAGCGTTTATCTGACTATATGAAGATCCAGTAGCATACTTATAAGCAGATCCAACATTAACAACCTGACCAGTGGTCATCTGCTTACTTGGTAAATTAACCGTTTTACAATAAAAATTCAAACAATTCTGTAACTTACCTATTTCTGATGTAAAAATATTAGAGGTTTGTCCTATAGTAGCATCAGTTCCAACACCAAGTTGTTCTGTACTTCTAAGGATAGTCGGTGATCCTATATGAAATGAAAATAGATTGGTAAAACTTGGAGCATAATTTCTATCCTTCAGAGCAAACGATTGAAATGCCTGAAGAGATGGATACCTAGCACCGTCTTTTCCTAGAATTGCCATTATACTTTAAGTTCTTTTTCTGTAATTAACATAAACTCCATTCCATAATCTTTACAAAATTCTGTTGCTGCTTTCCATTTTGCCTTATTAACACTCCAAGTAACAACTTCGGTAATATACCTTTTAGTATGTCTTTTTTGTGTTTTAGGTTCTTTAGTCTGCTTAGAAGGTTTCACCTCAACAACATATTTTTTACCATTCACTTTCACATAAAAATCTGGGTAATATCTATGTCGTCTTCCATCAACGGGAGATATGTAAGGTATTACGATCTCTTCACTACCCCATTCAGTTACTGAAGAAGTAGAATCACACCAAAGCATGAACTTCAATTCCCATCCTGACCTGTAAAATACTTTACGAATATCGCCTTTATACTTACTTGGTCTTCTAGGATTGTACTTTCCTTGCTTATAACGCATAAATATATAAAGATCACATAGTATTTAGGCGATCAGTGGCAGAAATTCATAGATATCCATTACAACCACCAGTGCCATCTGGATCTAACGATCCCGATGCAGAAGCACCAACAGAGGCTATTGACTATGTAAGGTTTAGACCTTTTGAGATGCTATTTGGTGATAACGGAGCTGGAACAGGATTTTCTGGTGGAACAGGTAGTGGTGCTGTTGGTCAAGGTGCTGCTTATAAAGATGGTGGATATGGATATGGTCTAGCAAATGTAAATGCCACAAAAACATTTAAGAATGAAGATATCTATATGGCAATGCCACCTAACCTACAAACAGGTTATCAGGCAAACTATAGACAAGTAGATATTGGTGCTGGTGGTGTAGCACTTGCTGGTATGATGGGAAGTGGTGCTGATTATGCAAGTATTGCTGAAAAATTACAAGATGCTGCTAATGCTGCATTACCTGAATTTAGTGCTAGTATCATTACTAATGCTGCTAACAATGTTAGTGGATTTCTAGGTATGCAAGGAAATATTGATGTTAATAGTCTAGAAGCATTAACTAAAGGAAGAGTGTTCAACCCATACACTGAACAAATATTCAATAGTATGAGTTTTCGTAATCATAACTTCAGTTTTAAGATGTTTGCAAGAAATGACGATGAAGCTCAAGAAATACAAAAAATAATAAGAGCATTTAAACTGTATTCTCATCCAGCGATCCAAGCAGGAGATATAGGTAGTCATCAAGGAGGCAATATAAAAAACGAGGATAAGAAATTTGATGGTGGAGATATTGGTAAACTTTTCGGTACTACAAATGATGTAAAGAATAGTGCTAATGCAAATCGTTTCTTTAAAATACCATGTAAATGGGAAATAGACTTTATGCGTATGGATCCTAATAGGACATCATTTGCATCAACTAACGCACCAGGAATGCATTTTAAAGTTATGCCTTCTGTGTGTACTGGTCTCAGTATCAACTATACTCCAGATAATCAATATGTTTCATTTAAAAGAACTGCTGCTGGTGTTACTGGTCGTAGAGAACTACAAGTTCCAGCAATAGTAATGAACTTATCATTTACTGAAACAAAACTACTTACACAAAAAGATATCGAGTGGGGAGCATAAAATGTCATATTTTCATCAATTACCAAATGTATATGTTGGAGAAGGTATTAAAGACGATGAGGGATTTAAATATCGTCTAGTAAAAAACCTAATGAGACGAGTTCAATTGAGAGAATCTATAGAAAAGTTTGTCACTCAATTTGAAAACGTTTCTATAGGTACAGGACAAAGACCATCTGATGTTGCAATGGGAGCTTTTGGTGATCCACATCTAGATTGGGTTATATTACTTGTAAACAATATTACTGATGTATATACTGAGTGGCCAAAAGACGATAGATCATTATACGATTATTGTGTAGATAAGTATAATCTTGAAAATGTTGATGGAAACCATCATTACGAAACTAATGAAGTTAAGTACAATGGTGATATTTTCATAAAACGAGGAATTCAAGTAAATAAGTCATTTCGTGCAATATTGCCAGATGGAACAACCAAGACAGAAAGCGAATCTCTCACACCAATCTCAAACTTTGAACATGAAACTTTCGTAAATGAGAAAAAAAGACTTATAAAAATACCTACAACATTCTTAGTAGATAAAATAGTTTCCGAATTTGAAGATTTAGTAGCATATTTACCAAATGCAGAATTAGATGATTTCAATAACAAAAAAACACCCCTGAGTGTTGCTCAGAGGTTCTTAGATACCAGAGGTTATATTAGTGCTAGTGTTAGTAGATCAGTTGATGTAGGAAACGTGACATCATACGATAATGGTCCTAGTTCACTTAGCGTAAATCTTCAAACTGCAGCAGGTGTAGCAACATCGACTTCTACTACATCAACTTCTACTACATCAACTACCACTACAACTACATCTTCATCAACCAGTAGTTCTTCATCAAGTTCTAGTTCAAGTAGTTCTAGTTCAAGTAGTAGTTCTTCTTCTGGTTCCTCTGGTAGTTACGGGGGTTACTAAAAAACCTTTTTGACTAAAAAATATGCCGAGTTT